AAAGAAGAAATCGCGGGCCTGCTCCCAAGTAACCGGCTTACTGCGGAAAGTGCAATAGATGTAAGCGTGCATGAGCAGGTTGAGCAACGTGTTGAGCACCGAAGTACCAGTGTCGCCCGACTTGCGCGTACCGTCCACCTCATAGTAGACACCATGGCGGGTATAACCATGGGTGGACAGGTTCGTGGTGTACAAGTCGGTGGGGGCACGTGGGATGCCAAACTGCTTACAAATCCATATCTCCAACTCGCCCAACGGGCGGGAAATTGAAGCATCATAGGTGGACACGTCATCCTCTGTGATGGCAGCGCGGCCAGCTAGGTCGCCCACGAACTGAGCAGCAGCACGCTGGTCCAGGCCGGGGCCGTAGACCAACTTGCTCTTGGCAGGCGACAAGCGGCGCTTAAGCCACCCCTGGAAGGCAACGAACCACGGCCCGGTTAGAACGGTCATCTCGGGCTGGGCTCCCTGAATGAGACGGGGTGCCTTTTGTGCCTTCCTGTGCAGGGTGGTTTCAAGCTTAACGAACGACTTGCGAAGGGTGTAGCGATGTAGGGTTTTAGCATCCAATGCACTATCGTGTGTGATGCCCGCTAGGGTTAGGTCGGCCTTAACCCTGGCGTATAACTCTTTCGTCGCAGTGTTGCAATTGCACCCCTTGAGCCATTCATCGAAGTCCAACGGCTGTATCCTGAAGGGACGCCCAGAGGCGTTGCCCAAGATGGAATAGACGTTGCGTTTGGTCCAAGCAACGAAGTCAGCCATGATTTCGGGGTCAGGCACCGGAGTTTTGGCTAAAACGCGCGCCTCGACGGCCAGCTTCTCATTGGCGGCATTAGTCGCCAATGCAATGGGCACCATGTTCGGATGACTGATGCCTATCGGCGTCAGGGCGGGCTTAACTTGGTCATGGGGCTCGGGCTTATCACTCCCTCCTTTCATGACCATCTTCGCTCCGTCTTTATGATCGGCCGGAGCAACCGCAGTGCTGTTAACGGTCCACAGTTGAGGGTTGAATCTCTGGCCCAATGAGGGCTTAAGGTAACCTGCAGACCAAGCGGCATAAACTGAAATAGCCATGGCCGCAGCAGTTACGCCGGCGACGGCAAACGGTGCAGCGACAGCAGCGCCCGCTCCAGCGACTGTGGCAGCGGCGGCAGTTGGCAACATGCCAGCAGCAACAGCAGCAAGAGATGCAATTCGTACGTACGTGGCACGACCCATGAACATACGACGCATGTAATAGCCATGCTCAATATGAATAGACTCAGTCTGGCTCCAAGCAACGAGAGGGGCAAACCATGCACAAACCGCGTTCTCGGTAGGTGTGATGTCAAGATCACGTATAAGCTCAGCCACTTTAACATAGAGCAAGCGCTGCACCGGCAAGGTGCGTGCCTTACCTGCCAGCCAAGCAACGCTCTGCTCAACAACACAAGTGGGAAGCTTAACGCAATAACCCTTACCAGTTTCCATACGGAGCGATCCGTCGAGAAGAAAACCCTCGACGTCAGGGTCACGAACGCCGTCGCCGGCGTCGAGCACATCGAGCTTAGGCAGGACGTAGGTCGCAAACTCAGCAGGTCGAAGCTTGCGGTTCGACTTGTTAATGGTGCAGCCATACTCTCCGCCATTGGTGTCGACGAGCTTGTGCGACCCAGGAGCGACACACTGCGCCAGGGGTCTCGTTGGACAAAGGTCCTGCACGAGTCTTGACTTAATGTCGCAGCGGGCCTGGGCGGCTTTGACGAGGGCCCACCCAACAGCCTCTGACCCTTGGGCAACAACGGCATAGCTGATGCCGCTGACCCGATTACAAAGGGTGGGAGGTCTGGGTGAGGGTGTGTCCTCGTCAGTGGAGTTAATGCTACCTACGACGTCGACGGATGGTCGACGGATGGGCGGTGGTGATGGGCTACGTGCGCGTTTCTTCTGCGAAAAGGTGGGGCCGCTGGTGGTGGTGAACAGACGTCCACCAACCACCGGCACTAGTTCGTCCTTGCCAGCCCACAGGTCATCCTCGGACAACTCATGGTGGTAGGGCACGACCTTAAAGCCTTTAGAGTCATACTCCGGTATGACAGCGCGCTTCGTCCTCTGCGACGTGGTGCTCCGCGGCCTGGCGCCGGGGCGTCTGGCCTTAGCCTGTGTGTCCTCGTCACGAGCCAACAAGGGCTCGGACAAATCGTTGGCCTTGATGCGCCACGTCTTACTCCTGGCCTTCTTAGGGCCTGGTGACATTCTCGCTTGCGCGTGAACCTTATCACTGGGTGTCTTCCTCCGGGTTACTAATCCAGAGTCGCGTCCCGTGCGAACTGCCGTTGGGGGATCGGCAGCCATCCCCTCAGTGTACGATGTCATTATCATGGGGGGGGGGGTTTTGGCGTTGTTTATAGTGCGCCCTAACTTTTCTTAATGACATAGGTTGTCAGCCATTCACGGAACCATAATCCTAACACAACAAGACCAGTGACGGGCCGATTTGCAAACGTCGCGCAGGTATGCCGCACATCACACTGTGATGTGGACAAATTAAGCCGACGTGCCATTCAACACGACGTCTCAAGTCGACGCGTCGAAATCTAGCGTTGATGCATGGTACGGGTTCTGGGAAACAAGAATTGGC